CCACCAGACATACCCCCTTCTTCATCCTCGCCGCCTCCTAAAATGGACATAATTCCTCCACCTGCTTCACCCAGCATAGACATAAGACCACCGCCTGCACCAAGCCAAAGCACCGCCTGCACCAGAAGCCAAAGCACCGCCTGCGATGCTTGCGCCTGCACCAGAGCCAAGGGCTCCAAGTGCTCCAAGTAATAATGGTAACATATTATACTCCTCCGCCAGCCGCGCTTCCAGAAGAACTTCCAGTACCTTGAGAAAGTACGGTTGGTCCACCCATTGCTGCTGAATATTGTCCAGCCATTTGCCAAGGTGCATAGTAAGGTGCCAAAGTACCCATCGCGATATTTTGCATATCGTTAGCGTAAGACAATCCTCCAGCAGCAGCTTGTTGTTGTTGACCCAACATACTTTGCATCATTTGTTGTTGAGCTAATGTGTTTTGATCGGCTTGACCAGCAATTGCCAACTTGCGTTGTAAATCTTTATCAAAAGTTTCATAGCCTGTTTGGGCCATTTGTCTTTGTAGGTTAGCATTAATATCTTTCATACCACCTTGAATTGCTGTACCGTGACGACTGCCACCGCTCATCCCCGATCCTGCCGCTCGTGCATCCATATTGCGTAACATATTTTGGTGAGCACCTGATGCATCTTGCATATATTGGTCGCGCATAGCATCGGCATAATTATTACCTTCGCCACCCATAATCATAGCATTGATTTCAGATGTCGCTGATGGGTTGTTGAGTGATGTGTTAATTGAGCGCATCAATTGGTTTTGTAAATCCATATCCTGATATACGCCACCTTCCATCATATTTTTCCAATATGGGTCAGTGGTTTCGGCAATTTGTTTGGTCCACTCTGACATTTCGGGAATTTTTGCTAATAGTTGTGGGTTTGTTTGGTCCCACAGGGTATTCATATCCCCATACATTGATGTAAGATATGGTGCTTGTGCATCCCACACTGATTGGTTGTAGTATGAGTCACTTGATTGTTCTGATTCTTCGCCTGACATTATTCGTCACCTTTTATTATTTGTTTGTTGATCCCATCAATTGGGCATTCAATTATGTTGTGGATAACGCGCCATTTTGACTCATCATCTGTTTTGTATTTATTAAGTGTGCGAACCCACGCATCTTTTGAATCTACTTTGCGTATACTCATACCGCGAATTGCTGTACAATCCTGGGTTTTTGCAATTTCCGTTAAGAAATCCATAAACCCTTTTATACCATCACCAATATCTTCACCACCTGACATTGGAATGGACAATGATTTTTTACCAGTTCTGAACGATATAACTGCCAGCGTATTTACTGCAATTATTTTATCACCCACATTAGAAACAACCAACATTGTGATGCCATTCATCAAATCCAGTTTAGTAATTTCTTCATTAGTTTCGCCGTTAGATTTATCTATTGCGGGTTTCAACATTGGTATAACCTGTTCCCACATAACTGGTATTAGATTTATAGGTACAAGTGAGTGTGTCATATTCTTATTATCTGTCATTATTTATCCTAAAAACACGAATCCTGTACTTTTATATATGTACAGTCCTTCTTGAGTTATAACAAGATCGTCCGTAATTGCTTGTGTAAAATAATAAAGTCTACCAACTGATAATTTTTGTGGAATTGTCCCATATTTTCTACATTGATCATTTTGACCAACTGCAAAATTAGCATTGATTACAAATTGTTGTAGAAACTCTGTTAACGAAAGTTTTAAATCGGTAGGTATTCTTGTTGTTGATATAATTGAAGCCATTATCGTAATCCATTTTTGCTGTATACAATATCCATACCAGACAGTATCCATTTACCAACATTTGTTGATTCCATTCTCCAACAAAACAAAGCACCAGTAGTCCTAACATCAACCTTTTTATCTACCCCTGGGGTAAATGCAACTGGTATTTCCCATCTAACTGGCCCAGTAACAAAATCTTGTGAACCTAACGACACATTTACTGTTTCTGTTCCTGTAATGTGTGGATATAAAGCAGTAACGGTGTTTATTTGTTCAAAACCACTCAATGGAAAGTTGGTTCTTTCCAATCGGGTGTTTGCTGGTTTGGTATTATCATCTGATGGATCGATGATTACCAATCTACTATCAGGTGTACACCCAACAATAGTATCATCCAACACGGTTCTTCGTTGGCTACCCCAAGGTTTCGTTTGTGCATCCCAAGTCGATTCCCAATCGTCCCAAAGTGTTGTGGGTTCTGATTGTGGTCCATAATTAGCAAATGTTATTTCAATATTATCAGGATTATTACCCAAGTATGGTAGTTCTCGTATAGCCCAGGTATCATCAACATAGTTGTAAATGTATGCAAGATTCGGATAATCTGATTCATCATCTGGAACTATAAACCACACTTCATTTACTGCAGTATTACGAACAGCATACGATCTATTATATGTATCAGCATTTAAACGGGCTGTAAAGGCTCTTTGTAATCTATCGTGTAATATTGACCTGATGTTTTGTCCATCATTACGCATAATATCACCATAGCAATAAAAAAATGTATACCTTTTGCTTCCACAATGCTATTTGATGAAATAAAACCTACTGTACTGGACAATTCTCTTCTACGGAATACAAATTCATCACCCGTAAAATCTAAAATATCAATACCAGATTCAGCATATATAACAAAACTATCTCTTAATGACAATCCATCTATAATAGCACCAGAATCACCACCAAGTTGTGCTTTCCCAGCCAGAGACGATGGGTCTGTAGCATCCCAAGTAAATGGTAATCCATTTTCATCAGCAGGGTGGCTCCATCTATACGAATTTGTCAATTCCAACCCATCTTCAACCAAATTCAAAGCAAATAAGAAGTTTTGGTGGCTTCGGATGGTGTGAAATGAATATCCTTTTTCAGACCAGGATGATTCTGGATCGAATGGTAGTGGTTTCAGTGCAGTTTGAGGGTTGATTGGTCCCCAAAATTCAGGTTCGGCTTGAATGTTGTTTATAATAACAATATCACCAAGCAAACAACCATTCCATTTCAACTCATCGTCTACACTCAAACCAGGATAACCAGATGTAGAACTAATATCTGTCCAGTTTCCACCATCAAATGAACGGACAGAATGTCTACCAGCAACTAACCAATAATCACCAGTTTGTGTTAGTGGATGAATTAAATATCCTGGGTTGAAAGGTTCTGGAGAAGTGCTCCATTCCTCATACCCACCATAAGATTGAATCCCATTAGCAAATACTCTAAAATTAATACCATCGGTAATATATTCGGGGCCTAAACTCCAATGAGTAACATCAGTGTTTATACCTTTATTGCCCATATTGTCGACTGTAAATATTTCCCGTTTCATATTAGTTCCAGTTGATGTTTAGAATTGCTTGGTTTGTTGTAGCATTATGAATTTGTGTGTATTTATTTAATTTGTAGTCCACCTGACTTTGATAATAACCACACAACTCTTTTACCATTGTTGTAGCATTTACCACACTAACATTGTGGGCTTGATTATCATAATCTTCTATGTGTAATGAAGTTTGGTTGGTGTTAATAGCATTACGAACCAACAAATCCAAAGCATTTAAATTAACAATATCGACAACCATATGTATTGATTGTGATGGGTATCCTAAATGTATCTTTTCATTAAATGATAATAATATTGATTGTATTTGATTGTATTTAACTGTGTCCAAAGTTTTTGGTGTAACACCAAAAACTTTGTGGACTTCTGTACCATTTAACGAATATGATGGGTTACTAATATCTTCTGTTTGATCATCATAGACTGTTACATCTACAACTTTATAAAATGATTGTTCATCAATCAATTCTTGGGTTGGTGTTTGGATATTACCTAATTCGAGTTCAACTCCATTTGGCATCCCATTTTCCACTTTCATAAAAATCATTAATTTATCTCCAATAGATTTTGGTGGTTGTTGTTTTGCAGTTTTGACAATTCCAGTTGGATAGCCATATCTTGCCGTTTTATATTTTCTTCTTTGGCTTTACATATGGCTTCATTAACACCAATTGTTTTTGTTGTTGTTTCAATTTGTAAAAGTGGCATCCAAGCCATTGCACACCGACTTTCATTAACAGTCTCCCCACTGTTTGAACTGACTCCTTCAATTTGCACGAACCAAGCGCATCTTTCAATGAATCCAGTTTTTGCAGTTTCACATTGTGAGCCTAATGGGCATATTATTTTTGTTTCCACTAATCTTTCACACACAAAATCGTATCAATATAACGAGGACCAGCAAACTCACCAGTGTTTCCGTGTGTGTGAGAGCCACCTCCGCCTGTATATCCAGACAGATTACCAGCTGTATCTGGGTGATGTCCTACAACCCCAGTGTATTGTCCTGCATATTGTGGTCCATCCGTATCCCAAGTATGTGCGTGTGATGGCATTTGTGCTGTTGTTAATGTATGACTTGTTGTGGTATGAGTGTGAGCGATAATAGGGCTTGTTGTACCACCAACTCCACCACCAGTAGATGTAACCAGGCGAAGCATTCTATCATTTGCCGCATCAGATATGGTTTGTGTCCATCCTGTTGGTGGAGAGCCTTGATAAAAAACCATTGCGGTTCCAGGTTCTGCTGATAACACCCCTTCTAACCCAGTTATTCGTGTTTGTAAATCATTAAATTGTACTTGTATATTATCAACCAACCCAACGGACCAATTTAATTCTTGTTCCGTTGTTATTATTGGTATATTAAAACCCGCAGATGTAGAGCCTGGAAATTGTAATTGTAACACATCCTTTATAGTTCTAATGTGATTATCACCTTGGTTGGTTGGATCACCCCCAAGTGGCCACGACGGATCAAGTTCCGAAATTGTGCTTGCTGTTTCTACTGGCATATGTTTTTACCTTTATTTGTTTTTACAAATTATATTAGTGCTGGTGTCTGGGGCAATATCCACCCAATTTACAGCGTTTGTTGTGTTATCATCCCAATTTGGTTGGGTTGTCGTTTTATTATACCAATTTGGTTGGTTGGTACAAAAATCAATCCATAATGTACCATCTGGAATTGGTGGCAAATTAACACCACCAATTCCATCTGAAAAGATAATTTGACTAAAAAGTCCATTACCAAATAAAGCCATTGTTATCCCCTATTTATGTTTATGTTTGTTGTGGGTGTATGTTGTATTATGCTTCAAAAAATGTAACTCGTTTCGTTACAACTTGAACTGGTGGAGGTCCATCCTCATAATATATAGATATTTCCACATACTCTATATCTGCTTCTTTACTAAAACTACCATCGTTATTAAACACCACAATACTACTACCAAAATTGGTGCTGTTCACTATTGCTGGTGTTAATGTGGTTCCCCACAAATCTCATGGTGAACCATAGGTTATTGTTGATGTGTTACTTCC